TCATTGTTGAAGCCCTAGCCTACCCCTGAGAAGCGATTTCACCGTATGAAGAATGGTGTCATAGGCAGTGTAAACATCATCGTTGCTAGCAACACCGGTGTGCACAATTTTTCCTCGGAGATCATAGGCACGCACAACTTCACGGGCTAACTGATTGCGATCAGCGTGCGCCAATCCCGCACCGGTTGCGACCAGTTCACGTATGCGCCTGCGTATTGAAGTCTCTTTACGAAAGTCGAACTCTCTCTGCAGTGACTCCAGCGCGAAACGCTCCTCATCACTGATGTTCTCGTGAAGACGCGTATCGATATCCAACGTCATCTTCTCCAACACGGCTACAGCGGATTCGTGCTTTGCGAGGTCTGGTGCGAGAACTTCCAACACCATCATCAATGTCAGTAACCGCGCCCGCATGGATGTTTCCAGAAATTGCCCCAAGTACAGTGAAATCGCTGTTGCAGTCTTTGTCTCGCTGATTACCCCGTCCTTGCAAGTCGTAACTGCCTCCACGAAGAGCGGAGCTAGTACATCGAAGGGCGATGAAACATAACCCGAAACTTCTACTCCTGCAAAAAACTTGATGTTCTGGTCCGTCTTGAAAACCGTGTATCCGCCCGAATTGCCCAGTCCATGGACTGGACAATCGTCAGCCAAGCCAAAACCTTCCGCCAAATTTTTTCCAGCCTGAGTCGGATCATCGGCATAGGTGATATCTCCCCGGTCATGCCCCAAGATGAACGGTATGTTGTGGACTAGGGCAATGTTCCAAAGTCCAGCTCGAAGACGTGGCAAAAATGCTTCGGCTTCAGACTCAGTCGCAAAGTCTGCAATCCTTACTATCAGATCCCGATGCTGCAACACGAACGTTGCGCGCCTACCTCCTATTTCCACCTCAACGGGGATGTCGATCCCGGTGATGCGCGATGCGTGTGGTGTCTTTGCCGAGACACGCAGCGTATATGTCATGTGCGGCCCTCCTCCCCATCAGCTTACCCATCTTTCAGCGCCCTGCCTGCTGCCCCCATGTGAGCGCCAACCTAGATGTGATGCACGCCGCGACACGAGCCGCAAGCGCACCAACGCCCAGCGCATCAAATCGTTTGTTATGACCAACCTCGAGACCCTGATGGGCGTGCCAGAAGCGGTCAAGTTCGTCGAGACCCGGGGCATGCTGAAAAAATCAGGGCACGCAGTCGGCTAGAATTCGCGCCTACCCTCCCGGAGACTTGGGTGAGCGGTTTAAACCAGCAGTCTTGAAAACTGCCGACGGGCAACCGTCCGTGAGTTCGAATCTCACAGTCTCCGCCAGATAGCCATATAAATCAACAAGTTACGAGGCACAAAAGGGCAATGCCCACAAACGTGCCCACATAAAAAAAGCGCCCCAATGCCAATAGGCACTGGGGCATTTTTGTTTTCGTCTAAGACATCGGCCCGGCGCTGAACACCTCGACAGGGGCCACGCGCAGCAGCTGGGAGGCCTCTGCCACCGTGCCCGCGAGCCACCTATCCACGTCGGCCAGCTCTATCGGGATCACGCTGCGCTTGTCCTGGCGGTCAGCCGGCAGCTTCGGGTCAGGCTTGTGCATGCGGCTCATCAACGGATGCGCGTCGGCATTGATCGTGAGCATCGTGTAGCTCTCGCGTACCTCGCCTGTCGCTGGGTCGGTCCACACGTTCCAGAGCCCGGCGAGGCCCCAAGGGTCGCCGTCGGCGCGCGCGAACCGCCACCACACATTCTTCCCTGTCTCCCAGTTGGGCTCATCGAACGTCGTCGCGGGGATGATGCAGCGCTGGCCCCTGGCCCAGGGCTGCTTGTAGCTCGCTTTCTGTGCCAGCTCCTCGCTGCGCGCGTTGTTCGTCGGGTACTTGAGCTTGGACTCTTTCGCAAACCAGGGGATCAGGCCCCACTGCCCCGCGACAAGCTCACGGCTGTAGCCCGTGTCGTCCTGCGAGCGCCGGATGAACGCGCCGGTGCCGCGTGGGAAGACCTCGGCATCCCACCAGCGATTTGGATCCTGGCGGCCGACCCGCCACATGCGTTCGATCTCATCTTCCCGGGGCGACTTATATCGATTGCACATAAGTGGATGCTAACTTTTCCGAGGTCAATCCTATAGCTGTATATTTACACAGTGTTTTGCGAACTCATCGAACTCCGTCGCGCGGGTCTCCGCCTAGCGCCTAAGAACTGGCCAGAGCCCGTCCGGGGCGATCTGCGCGTCGAGTATGAAAACGGCAAGGCCAACAACAGCCGCCGCAACATGCGTGTTGCCACTGTCTGGGTCAACTGGAGCTGCTCCCATGTAATCCCGGGGCCTCGCTTGGCAGAGCCGGTGCTGCTTGACGTCCTGGGGGACGCGATGCTGTGGCGCGGCCATGTCTGCGCGCGCACAGCCGACGGCATCTGCGAATACGAGCAGATGTGGCTCATCCGCCCCATTGACTCCCTCGACGCCGCGCCGCTGAAGAAATTCGATGCCGCCCGTTTCACTCCGAAGCTACCCGAGACACTGCCTCCTCGTTCCGAGACGCCCAGCGTCGCTGAGCGGTGGTACGCGGAACAGGGCCGCGAGATGCCAATGACACGCTGAGGAGTTGCCCATGCACCCACCGCTGATCTTTCCAACCGTCTTGCGTATGCACCCCTGGTTCGGCCAGCCAGAGGAAGAGTTGCTTCCGGGGCGGCCAGAGGATTACCGCATCGAGCAGGAGGACAGGGACTGGTTCGTGGTGCGCGGCCCTGGCGGCCAGGTCGTGCACAGCGGACTCGGTCCGGTCCAGATTCTGGCGGCCCGCGATGTATGACGATGACGACCCACTGAACTGCCTGCACCCGACAGTTGTGTGGCCGTCAGGCTGGACGGCGGTCTGTGGGCAGGAAATCCTCCCGCTGGCCCCGGAGTGCTACCGGGTTGTGCACACAACCCCTTGGTGGTCCATCGTCCTGGACCCGAATGGAGAAATCGTCTACCGCGGCTTCGGGCCTGTCGAAGTGATCCGCTCGCCAGCGCCGTTCTGACCTGCGGGCACAATGCCGGCCATGGCAATCGATCCGACACATCCCAAGCACACAGTCCACCAGCGCGTCGTGGAGGGTTTCCAGGGACACTGGAAGGCCCACGGCAGCGACAAGTACCCGCAACGCTTCCGACTGCCGCCCGAGGAGCTTTGGCACCTCGACAACATCATGCACAAGGGCGAACACCCGGGAATCATGTGGGGCGTGCCGCTCGACGCAGACCCCAGCACCAAGGGCGAAATGGTCGCAATTGACGGCACGGTGGTCTCGATAGCGCCGCCAGCGCCCGAGCCTACTGCCTGATCGGCCACGCGTCTTGGATCAGGGCGGCGTCAGCGGCGTGGCCATCAGCCGCTCGCGCGATGTCTGCACCGCGCTCTGCCATGCGTCCACCTCGGTCTGCCAGCTCTTGGAGTACGGCTGTGCAGGTTGAGGCGTACTGAGCGAGGGCGGGCTGGGCAGCTCCAGCGATGCGCTCGGGGAGGCCGGCAAAGTCGCCCCGCATGCCTGCAGTAGCAGTGCGCAGCTCGCGCAGACTGCGGTCAAGGTCTTGCTGCGCGGCCGCGTTGCGCTGGCCTGCGGCCTGAAAGTTGGCGAGTGCATCGTTCATCCCTTTCTGGAATCCTGCCATGTCCTTGACGGCCTGTTGCGTGCTGACCAGTGCGGCGCTGGTTTGTTGGTGCTGCAGCTGCTCGATCTGCAGACCGTAGCGCTGGCCTTGCACCCACCAGGCGCCGCCCGCCCCGATGGCCAGGGCTGCGCTGGCAGCGGCCAGATGGGTGTATAGCGCGGAGATCATTGCTGGCCCTCGCACTGGTAGCCATTGCGGCGTTGGGCCGCGCACGCGGATGCCTCGCCGCGCTCGCGGGCCTCTGGCGCGCCGCAGCGCTCCAGCACCTGGCCCGCGCTGATGTACCAAGCCGGCGCCATCTCAGCCTCGGCTGCTGCGACTTCGATCACGCGGCAGGCCTGGTGCGCGGTGTCAGCCGGGACCACGGTGCAGCCGGCAAGCGCGACGGCTGCGGCGATCAAAAGAGATTTCATGACAGACCCCTTTCGCACAGTTGCCGCTCAGCCGCGCGCCGGTTGACCAAGCCCGGCATCTGCTTTCCACCGGCATAGGTCCAGCGGCTCAGCTCCGCGCAGGCGCCAAGCATGTCGCCCACGTTCGCCTTGCGCGCCAGCGTGCTGGAGCAAAATGCCGCGTTTCCAACGTTGAATGCGAAGCTCAGGAATGCGGCCTTCTGCCCGTCAGTCATCGGTGCCCTGACGCACTCCAGCGCAACCGTGTGCTTGAGCAGATCCTTGTAGAGCAGGTCTTCGCACTGCTCGCGCGTGAACGTCTGGCCGATGGCCAGTTCTGGGCCTGTGTGCCCAGTGCAGGCGGTAATGATGCCGATGGGATCACGGTACGTGGTCTGCACCGTGCCCTCGTACTTGGCGACCAGAGGTACAGCCAGTGCCGCAGCGGCGGCGCCGATGGCGGCGATCAGTTTTGTCTTGTTGCTCATAGCGCCCCCATGTCCGTCTCGCCTGCATCTGCCAGCCATCCACCCTTCTGTCTCTCCTCGCGCCACCATTTGCGCAGTAGATACAGGCCCTGGATGGCGATGTAGATCCCAGTGGCAATCGCCACCCACTCATTCAGCGTCAGCGTGGATGCCGCGGCGCCTGCGACTGCCGGCGCGGCCTTCGCGGCCTCAATTGCTGCTTGCACTCGGCTCTCATTGCTCATGTATTGCCCCTCCTCGTTGGGCATGAAAAAACCGCCCGGAGGCGGCTGTTGTGGGGTGGTGCGGGTCAGAGCGTCACAGCGAGTGCGAAGGCCTCGTCGAGCGACTGCGGCGTGCCGCCCAGCTGCGCCCAGAGCTGCTGCAGGAATGGGTTGGCGCGCTCCCAGGTATCGGCCTCGTACTCGATCTGAGCCTCCCGCTTTTGCACGGGGTCTGTGATCGCTGCAATGGCCGCTTCGGCATCGTCAAGCACCCCATGGGTGAGCAGTGCAAGCTGACCCTGCCGGCGCGTGCAGGACTTAGGAATCAGCGCGGCTGCAGCTTCTTCACGCTGTCGCTGCAGCTCTGCCAACTCTTCAGCGCTCAGCGGCACGACCGCCCACTGCTGACGCCACACGCCATCGATCAGCACGGGATCGATCTCGACAGGCTTGTGCGTTTCCGCGTCGTGCGCAGGCGTGTCGGCCGGCTCAACTGGCGCGTAGCACTCCAGATGGTGCGCCATCATCGTGAGCGGGTGCAGCTCCTGGATCTGAGCGACGCTCAGCGGGTACTGCCCGGTTTCAGTATTGATGTACATGTTGATCCTCAAATAACGCGGCCGAGCCTGGAGCCAGTCGCCAGCCAGGTGATGTAAGAGTTGCCGTCCACGTAGTAGCCGGCAAGAGCCCCAGCAGTCCCGGAGCCCGGCGCACCTGCGCCCGTGCCGCCGCTCGACGCGGCAGTGCCGGTGCCCCCCGCAACCCCGATGTCACCGCCCAAGGCTCCGCTTCCACCACCAGCCCATGGCGCTGTGTCTCCGGGGAATGTGGCTCCGTCGTATGCCGAGTACGTGCCGCCACCGGCTGTGGGGTTCGTGTTCCGATTGACAAAGGTCACAGTGCCCGAGAGCGAGAAGCCAGCCCCATTGCCGCCGGCACCGCCCACACCTGTCCCGCTGCTGCTGGCATAGCTCCAGCTTGCGCTGCCACCGTAGCCACCTTGTCCACCGCCTCCAAAAATGGTGCCGTTGTTGGTGATCCGAATACGGGTGCGGGTGTAGAGGCCTGTGCCGCCCACACCACCGTTTGACTGGACGCCCCCGATCCGGCCGTTGTTGATGATGTGCAGCCTGTCATCAGGGATACCCGAGATTTGAAGCGTCGCAACATCAACTCCTGCATTGACCGTGAGAGTGATGTTTTCTGAGCCCGACCAACCCTGTGCCGTTGCAAGTGCCGCAATGTTGGGGGACCGCACATTTGCAGAGATGGTCACCAATATCTGCCGCTGCCCGCTTGCAGTTAGAAGATTGCGCGCAAGCATCAGTGCACCCCCGCGTAGAAGCACTCCCAGCGACCCGCTCGGTTGAACGTAAACACGAGGGTCAGCAGACCATTGGCCGGGTACTGTGGAAAAGGCAGCAATGCCCCTGATCCATCAACGGGCAGCCCAACATTGCCAGAAAACGTAATGGCGCGGATAGCCCCTGCACTCACCACGTTGAGAGTGACCTGATCCCCGAACTGCCGCCCTGTGGGCAAGTCAAAGCGACAGGACGCATTGATCGTTACGGTGTGCACGCCACCCGCGCCCGGGTCCACGATGTAGGAAGTGGTGCCAGCAGGTACATTGGCAGTCACCTGCTGGTCCATGGCGGTCTTGGCCGTGATCACTCGGTCCCAGGCACTCCAGGTCGTGTCCTGCAGTACCCGTTGCCATGTACTCCCCTGCACGCGAGAAACATAGTCAGGAGTCGTCGTCAGGATCTGTGTGGCGACTTGCTTGGCCCGAGTGGCGGACCCTGTAGTTTCCACAAGCCACGCCTGGCTCCCGTTGTCGTATGTCTCAGGAGGCCAGTCTGTGCCGCGCCCGGTGGTCGTCGTCATCAGAGCCCACCCAGGCTGCAGCTCGCTCATGGGCTTTGTTTTACCCCAGGCTTCGGGAGCCCGCGCCATCACCTCGTTGGCTCGCGGCGCCTGGGTGCCTGTCGCATTTGCCGGCACATTGATGTGCCCCGTGAACGTGCCCCCGGTCGTCGGCATGTAGACGCCCGTGATGTCGCCCCAGGCCAGTTGCCACGCTGCTCCATCCCACCACCAGCCTCGCTTGTTGAGCGCCGCATTCGTGCCCGTGTTCGTATACAGCGCGCCGGCTTGCAGCGGGTTTCCCACGTTGTCCGTCGTGGGGTGTGAGTTGACGGCCTTGCTGCCTAGGTACATGACCTGCATCGCGGTCAGGGCTGCTGTGGCCGTGCCCGCAGCAGAGGAGGCAGTACTCGCGCTGCTGGATGCCGCTGACGCGCTGCCATTGGCTGCACTCGCGCTCCCCGCCGCCGCTGAGGCGCTGTCCGATGCGGCAGACGCTGCAGCCTGGGCAATCGCCGTGCGCTCGAAAGCAGCAGTCGCATTGTTGAAGACGTTGGACGCCAGTGCATTTGCCTGCGGGACAAACCCGACCTGGGCAGCAACCATCGCAAACGCTTTGGCATCGAACTCGGTAGGGGTGTCGGTCGCCAATGGTGCAGGCGGCAACGCTGAAATAGTCGGCGGTGTAACGATGTCGGTCATGTCAGGCCCTCAAGCTCCAACTCGCAGTCGGAGTAGTCGTAGTAAGTGATTGCGATCTCGAAGCTCTTGTAGAACCCGTAGACCGTGGTCGATTCGTAGCGGCTGGAGCCGATCCAAAGGCAAGCTGTTGCACGCACTTCGGCCATGAAGTCGTTGAGCGCATCCACTTCGGATGCCGTGAGCAGCAACTGCAGCGACGCCCTCTTCGCGAAAGCGCGCTCCACAAGCACCGTGTCGCCGAACTCCGTGCGCTCTTTCCGCGAGTAGTCCTGTATGCCCACGCGCGCGCCGGCCTTGACGCCAAGCGCAAAGCGGCGGACAGTGCCGAGCAGGATCACGCCCACAGCCAACTGAGCAGTGCCGGTGATCTCGATGAGGATCTCCCCAGTCGGATAGGAGGGCAGATCGGTGATCAGCGCCTGCGTCGGCGCGCGCTTCTCGCCGAAGTTCCAGACCCACCAAGAGGGCGACACCGGGTAGCGCGCCAGGCGAATGACGCGCTGCGTGATCTGCACTCCCCCGGCATCGAACACGGTGACCTTGATCTCCACGCCGGCCCGGATGTTGAGCACACCCAGGGCGGGAATGGACTGTCCAGGGCGAATCCGATACGTGATCTTGTTGGCCTGCGCCGTCTGTGTGGAGTTCGAAGAGTCGAACACCTTCCAGCGGTTGGTGGGGCCGACCTCCAGCCACTTAGGCTCTGCCACTGGAATCGTTGGGTTGTTGCCCGCGTTGGCGTCCGCCGTGCTCTGGTAGACCTTGTGCTGCGCGGCCACGATCACGCGAGCACCCTTTGCATAGGTCGTGCCCGAGACCCACTCTGGGTAGTCGGCCTCGGGCACATCCGTGCTCACAAGCATCGCTGGCGTGACAACGAGCGGCTTCACGACGCTCAGCTGGTTCATGTGGTCACCTCTTCTTTCCGTTGGCCTGGCAGACCGTCTCCATCCCAGCGCTGCAGCAGCTTCGCGATCTGCCCCTGCAGACGCACGATCTGGCCTGCCTGAGCACGGTTGTCAGCGACCAGTTGCGAGACCAGTGCCTCAAGCCGTTCATTGGTGCTGGCTCCCGAGGCGCCGCCCGCCCACGGGTTGAACGCCTTGGGCACGATGGCCTCGCCTTCGTGGATTTGGGCCAGCATGTCGCGCGGCACGTAATTCGTCCCCACGGCAAAGGCAGGAATACCCACGCTCTCAGCCGCAGCCAGCCAGTCCGAATAGAAGAACCCGGACAGCGTGGACAGATCGCTCAGCGTGCCGCCTGCCCCCCGGATGGCCTCCAGCAGCCCCTTCAGATTCCCGGTGCCATCGAACGAGTGGTACAGCGGCGCCAGACCATCGAGGCGCGCTATCAGTGCCTGATCGATCACAGGCTCGTAGAAGACCCCCGCCGTGCCTCCGCTGCGCACCTGGTGGTACTTGGCATCGACTGGCGCCGAGCCACCGCCAGGCCCCCACACAGCTCCGCCGTCGTCCGGCTTTTGGCCGGTGCCTGCTCCCGGCTTGGAGCCAGGAATCAGCGCATGGAGTGCCCTGATGGCATCCTCCACACTCAGCGTTGCATCGATCTGGGCCTTGCTGTCGTCCAGAAGGTCACGCCAGTAGGTCAACGTCTTGTCCAGGCGCTGCAGCTGCTCCTGAGAGTTCTTGAGCTGCCGTTCCTCGACGCTGAGCTGGGTGTCACCGTAGCCGGCGATCTGCGACAGCTGGTTAGCCAGCACCAGGGCGTCACGATCACGCTCGAACTGCGAGGCGTAGCGGCCCGAGGTGATGCCGCCGCGCGCCGCGGTGATCGCGTCCGTGAGGCCGTCAAAGCTGGAGAGCTTGGCACCGCCGCGCACGCCAGCGAGGGCCTGCTCGATATAGACCATGCCCTGGGCAGCCTGCATTTGCTGGGCAGCATCGATGGAGCCAAACAGTTCCTTCGCGCTTTGCTTGAGCGGGTTCAGGATGCTGGAGATCGCCTGCACAGCCTCTTGCGAGCTGGATAGCACGCCCTGCCAGTACTCTTTCTCCCTGTTGACCGCAGCTTCAAAGTTCGCCATCGCGGCGTCCTTGGCTTTCTGCCGCTCCTCGGCGAGCACGCGCGCCATCTCTTCGGCCGCAGCCTGGGCCTCGTCCGCCGCTTTCTTGGCCGCATCAGCAGCCACCTCGGCCGACTTCTGGGCAGCATCGGCCGCCACGCCGAACAGCTGCGCGAGCGCGAGAAGCTTGGCCGCAAGCTCGGTGTTGCCCGATGCGAGCGCGTCTTCGATGAGCTTCCTGAAGGCTTTTTTCGCGGCCTCGCCGCCGGCGGGGTCAATGTCCACGCCCAGGCCCTTGAGCTGCTCGCGCACTTGACGCTGCAGGATCTCAGCGCGCTCCTGCTCCGAGTAGAAGCCGGCGTAGAAGGCATTGATGTTGCCCGCCAGAACCTCCAGCCCACCGCTCAGCTTGAGCAACTCGGTTTGCGCCTTGGCCGTGAGATCCGAGAAGCCCACAAGCGTATTGGCCCAGCCCTTGAACGCCGTATCGATGGCCGCGATCCTGAGCAGCGCCTGGTTGAGACCTTCGACCGTAACGTTCTCACCGACGGCATCCAGCTCCGCGCGCATCCAGCCGGGGATATCGCCCTTCTTGACCTCCTCAATCAGCGCGCCACCCATGTCCCCGACGAACTTGGCCCACGCTTTCTGCGGATCGGTATCAAGGTCTCGATCCTTGTATTTCTTCAGGATCTCGCCCGTCGATTTGTCGATCAACTGGAAGAAGCCCATGGCTCCTTCGTCGCCGTGCTTCGGGTTGACACTGAATCCGGCCGCAATGTCCAGATCCTTGATCGTCCCGTTGCCGAACTTCGCCAGGGCTTTGTACATGTCGAGCATGCCGTTGACCGTGCCCTGAAGCTGCTTGTCGAGTTCCTTGTTCCCTCGCTTCGTGAAGTCGCCGAGCGTGTTGCCCCAGGCATCCGTACCCAGAACTTGCTTGACTGCCTCGTCCCGGTCTGTGGTCGCAGTCGAGGCCACGCCACCCGAGTGATTGGGGCCGCGCGAAGAGAACGCCCCACCCAGCGCCAGGGCAGCAACGGCAGCCAGCGCCCAACCCCAGACGGGGATCGCGCTCAGCATGCCCATTGCGCCCGTGCCAGCCGCGCCGGCTCCTGCGCCCGCACCCACGCCGGCCCATGCGCCGTTACCAGCGATCAGCGCGCCCAGGGCATCGCCGCCCATCATCCCGACAGCATTGGCTCCAAACAGGCTGGCGGTGCTCGCGCCGGCAGACATGCCCCACAAGGCCTGAGCGCCGGCACCAAACAATCCGGCGTTGTTGAGCGCGAAATTTCCAGCGCCTCCAGCCCCGCCGCCCTTCCCGCCGACACCCATGATGGCGCTCACGCCGTATTGCACGATGGGCTCCAGCACGAGCGTGGCAAACAGCCGCTTCAGGTACTGAGCTGCATTTTTTCCGCCGCCCATGATGTAGTCGCTCAAGGTGCGGCTGATGGTCTGGGCGGTCTTGTCCCAGTCCTTCGCAGCTTCGTCCGCCGCCTTCTTGTTGCCCTCGCGGAATCCCTTCTGCTGCAGCACGCCCAGCAGCTCCTTGCGCGCGGCCAGCTCCCGCTCCAGCGCATCAATGGTGGCCTGCGACTCCGTGCCCATGCGGGCCATCTGCAGCCGCTCTTCCAGGCGCGCGATGGTCAGGCGCTCTACGGCCTCGGCCAGCGTGATGTTGGCGGCGGCAGCCAGGGCGTGCGCCTCCTCTTCCTGGCGCGCCTTGAGCACGGCATCCTCTGCAGACTTGATCGCGGCTTGGCGCTTGTCGGCCAGGCGGTCGGCCTGCTTGATGTCGTCATCGATGGCCTTCTGCAGGTCGCGGCGGGCCTTCTCCTCTTCCTTGGCTAGGGCGATGGCGAACGGTTGCTTCTTGATCAGGTCCTCGACGTACTTTACGTACTGAGCCTGCGTCATCATGCCCTTGGCCAATTCCTTTTGACCACGCGCCAAATCGGCGTAGTAGGTGCTCGACAGCCCCGCCAGCTCTGCATACACCTTGGCTTGCTCGGCCAACTCCTTGGCATGCTCTTTGGCCGCCTTGGCGCCGGCTTGATTGGCCTTGTTGTGCTGCTCCGTCACATACGTGAGCACCTGTTTGATCTCTGACTCAGATTTGCCGGCTGCTTCGCCTTCACGCCGCACCTTTGCCAGCTTCTCCTGCAGCGTGGTCTCCTTCTCCAGGGCCTTGGCGTAGTCCTTGTCGAAATCGAGCAGGGCCTGCATCCTGCGGGTGGACTCCTCCCGCTGCAAGGCGGCAACCTTCTCCGCATCGGCCTTTTCGTAGAGCGCCCACTCTTCGGCCTTCAGCGCATCGATGCGCTCCTTGATCTTGCGGACATAGGCAGCGTTGCTGCGGCCCGTGGCGGCGCCGCTGCCCGTCTCGCCAAAGCCGGACTCGGACTGCGCAAGTAGCGCAGACAGCTCCTTTTGCACGGCCGACAGCTGGTCATTGATCGTCGCAGCGCGCCCCACATTGAGCATTGCATCCCAGGCATCGGAGGCGGCTCCCTTGATGGCGTTCCAGCCGCGCTCGATGTAACCCAGGGAGTCCTTGATGGTCTTGCCGCGCTCGCGCATGGCACCGTCAAGCGCCTCCATAGCCACCTTAGATGCATCGGCCTTGCGGCCCTGGTCCTCCAGCGCCTTGATCTGCTCGTACACGGAGACCGTCAGGAAGTTGGTCCCTTCGTTGAGCTTGATGACGGCCGCCAGCGGATCCTTCTGCAGGCTGGCGAACTGGTCAGCCGTCTTGCTGACGGCCTGGCCCGTGAGCTTCTCCCACTCGATGGCAGTCTGGGTGTAGCGGCGCAATTCGTCGCCCCCACGCACACCAGCCGCGACGAAATCAGCCAGACCGGACGCCGCCTGCGCCTGTGTGCCCACCACAGAATCTATCTGGCGCGCGTACTCACGCAGTTGGCTTGTGGTGACGCCCGAGGCATTGCCGGTGAGGGCAATGGAGCGCACGAATGCCTCGTTCTCCTGAGCCCCCTGATGAAACGCCACAGCCGTGGCAGCGCCAGCTGCAGCAACCAGCGTGAGCGGACTGACCAGCCCCATGACATATCCGCCAAGGGCTTTGGCAGCGGCAGCAGTGCCGCCGAACATATCCTTGAGCTGGCCGCCCTGCTGCAGGAGCACGGTCAAAGGCGCCTGACCTGCTTGCAACGACACAACAATGTCGGTGAACTGGGCAGGCACCTGGCGCAGAGCTGCGGCGGTCTGCGCGGCGGACACCCCCATGGTGCCCAGCCCCTTGGTGGCAGCGCCAGCGGCGGCGGCCTGCGCAGCTTCGACCGCGCGCAATTGGGCAAGAATCGGCTCCATGACGTCGCCGCCGATGCCGCGATACTTGCCCCAAGCTTCAAAATACTTGGCGGTCCCTTTCTCGCCGGCCTCTGCAGCGACCAGTGCACGCTGCACGCTGTTGACCCAGGATTTCTCAAAGGACTCCAGCTTTCGAGCGGTCTGATCAGCCCCCTCGCCCATCTTGGAGATGCCCTTGCCTGCCTCCTGCCCGGCCTTGATTACGGTCTGAGCGGTTTCCTGGATGCCGCGCTTGACCTGATCCAGCCCCTCTTTCGTGTTGTCCTCAGCAACAACGCTGACTACGGCTTTGGGTCCCTCTTGCGTCATAGATCCGCCCATAAAAAAGGCCCGCCAAGGGCGAGCCAGAAATAGAAAAGCCCCGGAGGTCCGGGGCTCTGAAGTTGTTCAATGATGCTGTGCTATTTCAACCTTCGCACAAGCTCACGACATAGAGCGGGGATCAGGCCAAGGTTTCCATCGGTCCAGCGACGATGCAGGAGGCTACGAGTAGTGGACAGTGCCTGGTGGCAGCTCGATCCCACAGAGTGGAACATACCAAGCACCACCACCAAAGACCACTACTCCTCCGTCGCTGCGAACGGTGTCCAGGAGATGCTGGATTCGGTCGATCATGGACAGGGCTCTTCGCCTAACCACCAGCGGCTCGAAAGGCTTCTCTGCCTCTCCCGGGAATTTGATGGTGCCCAAATGCACTCTCCACATCTTCGGCCTCTTCAAGAAAGATTGCCGCAGCCGCTCGCAGATAGCCATCGCGAGATCGATCTGATTGGAGGGGATGCTCGCAAAGCTGTGAAGCGTCAAGATTTCCTCCCCCCGGTCGGAGAATTCTTGGAACGCTGGGGCGATTTCGTTTAGATAGCCCGAGAGAAAGCGAGCGCGCGGGCGAACACGTATCTGTTCAGACAAAGCCTCCACATCGTCACCCAGCCCCTTAGCGATTCCCAAGACGTAGTAACCCATCACTTGATGGTACTGGAAACAAGATACCGCTCCCAAGTGTCTACATCCATCCTCACCCATGCGCTCAAAAACGCCCCTTTGGCGGTTTCATCCGCTACTGCGGCATCAGGGCCGAACCGCAATGCTTGCATTTGCGAGCTTCCTTGCGCACAAGCTCTCGGCAGTCCGGGCAATGAACATGGGTCGCAGGCGTTATGGGATTGCCCAGCTCATCCCGGGGAAGTGCGGCCTCTCCCTCTGGCTTCATGAGCGCAACAATGATTGCGCCCACAAGAGGCGACAGGAAAAGGGAAAACAGAAACGCCCCAATGCCAGATCGCCCCTTCTTACTGGCCCACACGCCGACAAGTACGCACAAGATCAGCCACAGCAAAAACAACTCCATATCCGCTCCAAACATCGATATTCCGCTGATCGTAGCGCATTGGAGCCCTCAGAGCCGGGCGCCCCCTGGCATACGATGGGAGCTTCCATATCACCATCTGCCAGACGAGGAGCCAATGATCCTGGACCGCGAATTTCAACTACAGATCCTTCGCAGGTATGCAGAGGTCTATCCCAGCCGAACCTTCGAGAAGTGGAGAGCCTTGGACGAGGATGAGCGCAAGGTGTCTGCCAACCTTTTTTACCTGCAGGACCACGGCCTGGTGGAAATCGTTGGTCAGCTATCCCAAGAAGGGAGTCTCATTTACCAAGGAGGTCACATCACAGCAAAGGGCATGGACTTCCTGGCGGATGACGGCGGCCTATCTGCAATCCTGGGCGTCGTGACCATCAAACTGCATGACGACACCATCAAGGCGCTGATCGAGGGGAGGATCCTCCAGTCAGACCTTCCTGAGCCCGAAAAGAAGCGATTCCTTGCTCAGCTTCGAGAGCTGCCTGCCGAGACCACAAAACACCTCGTACTGAAGCTTGTGGACCTTGGGCTTGACAAGGCTCCGACAGCCATCGAGACGATTGGAACGTTTTTGAAGAACCTGTGACCTTCCCGAATTCCAGGTAGCCGGCGTTGCCGCCGAGCGCGATGTAAAACGCATCTACTCCCAGCGGCTCGGCAAACTCCAACACCAAGCCATTTCGGGGGTGGCATACCAGCGCACGGGGGCGCAATTCAAGCGGTTCTGTCGCCATTTCTCACTCCTCTCGCATTACGACCAAGACCTCGGACTCCATCACGCGGATGTCGCTGAACAGCGCGTCGTAGTCCTCTTCGCTCAGGCCCATGCGATCCAATTCGTGCTGCAGCGGGATGTAGTCGAGGGAGGCCGGGCCGCTCATGGTGTAGCGCCACTGGCTGCCGACCTTGCACCACAGCTTGTAGGCCGGGACGTTCTCGGGCCATATCTCCACAGGCTGCTGCTCCGCCTCCCAGTCCCGGTACGTCATGCCCCAGAAGCCGAGCTGCTCGGCTGTCGGGGGCTTGCGGTAGATGGCAGCAGCTATGGCCCTCAGTTTCCCAGGCGGCCCGTGGTGCAGAGAGAGCGATAGGCGTCCCACAGCGCGGCGCTCGCACCGGGCGCCTGGTCGAACAGCTCGTTCAGCGATTCCTTGGTCACAGGCGGGTTCTCGTCGCCCCAGCTCACCAAGTACTTCATGGCGTTCTCGGCATTGGCCGCATCACCACGCTCGTACAAGTAGGCGTAGGTGAACTTGGAGGCGTCGCCATCGCTCTTGGCGGACTGCTCTTGCTGCTCAGTGGTCAGGCGCACTGCAGTGTTTGCCACGTCATCCCAGAGCTCGCCGAACTCCTTGCGGGTTCGGTAGCGGAACGTGCAATTGAGCGTGGCCATGCTGCCATCGGGCAGGGGGAATTCGACCTTGCCCGAGATGGTTTCGGGGCGCTTGCCGAACACGAAGGCGGCGGGCTTATCAGTCTTGGCGGGAATGGAGGCCTTCTTTGCAGGAGCGGTCATGGTGATGGTCTTTCAGCAGATGGACGAGAAATGCCCGTGCCCGACTGCCCGCCTCTGCTGAGAGACGAAACAGCCGGGCCGGTGCAACTGGGGCCGATCAGACGGCGTAGCGGGTGGTGCGGCCCTGCGGGGCCATGGCGGCGGTCACGGTGTCCACCTGGCCCTTGGTGAGCGAAGGAACCTCGTTCAGGGCGATGTAGCCGTAGAAGTAGTTCACGTTGCCGTTGGGCTTGAGCACCTTCAGCGCGACCAGCAGGCGGTCCTCGGAGGCCTTCTTGGTCGCCTTGTAGCCCGGCAGGCTGGGGTCATCGCCGATGGGAATGGTGATGCTGGTCGCCGAGAAGCCCGTTGGAATCTGGAACGTGTTCATGCTGGCCAGCGGCGCCACTTCGGCGAACTGAGCCTCGCCGCCCGAGGTGGACGGGTTCAGGACCTGCTGGATTTCCTGCCACTTCTTTATGGGCAGGGCCGCCGCCGGCACGCCGCCGCCTGCGGTGAAGCGCGCTGTGTTGGAGGTATCCAGCCCTTCGATCTCGAAGGTGCCCGCAGCCGTATTGGCGACGCGGTACGCGCGGTTGTTCGCGTCGTCCCAGCCTGCGGTCAGGATGAACTCCTTGCCGTTTGCCATGCCGTGGCCCGCTGCCGTGGCAACCGCTGCTGTCGCGTTGCTGATGGCGGTGATCGGGATCACTGCGTCGTATTCGGTGGAAATGAACAGCTTCGAGCCGTCCGGAACGCTATATGCCATGGTGGGCCTTTCGGAAATGAAAAAACCCGCCGAAGCGGGTGTGAGGTTGCGCCCGAGCGGGCAAAAAAACCGCCAGGCGGCGGAACTGGTCAGGGGCCTATCGAGCGCCCCAGATCGTGTAGGTCTGCAGGTAGCCCGGCGTCTCGTCGCCGTCGCCATAGGCCCCGATGGGCTCGGAGACTGGGCGCGCGATCAGCTGCGGCATCGCAGCGCGCAGGGCGGCCTCGATGGTCTGCATGAGTGCAAAGGCCTTGAGCGGCGTGCTGTCCCAGGTGTTGATCTGGATCTGCACGTTGCGCTTGTCGGGCACTGTGTTGTCCAGCCACTCCAGCGGATCGCCGCCGATGTGCTGCCAGGTCACATAGGGCATGGTCGTGCCGTAGGGCGCAGTGCCCACGACGACGCGCGGGCACACGGCCAGCAGCACGGCCATGAGGTCAGATTCAAGCGCCACCGTAGGCCCCCTGTTCAAACAACCGGCGCCACAGCTCGGCTTGAGCGGCCTTCTGCGCCTCCGGAAGCGAGCTGGCCGCGCTGCGAACGAAGGCCTTGCCGGGCACTTGCTTCGGACTCGGCAGAGTCACGTAGTAGGCATCCTTCTGGGCTTGACTCGCGCGGCGGGGTGGAGGCGGCTGCCCGTCCATGCCGGGCCGCACCATGGGCCGCACCTGGCCGTCGTTGGTCTGGTAGTAGCGGTAGCGCTGCAGGTAGCCGAACTCCACCAGGTGACCGTGCGGCGCCTTCTTGTGGTTCCAGCTGATGTGGTACTCCGCCCTCTTCCCGTCCTCCGACTTCTCGTCGCTGAAGTACTGGTAAATGGACCGTTCAAGGTTGCCTGTCACACGCCCCAGACCCTGGACGTTGAGCTTGACGCGCTCGTAGATAACCTGAGCGCCAGCCTGTGCCATGGGCCGGATGGCCGCCTCCACGCCGGACTCCAATGCGCTGAGCATGTCGTCCACGGCGCTCAGGTCGAGCTCCATACCGAACGAGTTGCCGCCGGTCAGCACCTTGCGGCGGCCATCCCGCCCCGGATTGGATAGGGTGCGCCTCGCCATTCAATCCTCCTTCAGGACTTGCCCTGGATGAGCTCGCACACCAGGTCGATGTACTCGCGGGTGGGCCCAGGCAGCACGGCCTTGAGCTCGTAGATCTGGCCGTCGAACAGCACGCGCATGCCGGCGTCCAGACCAGTGCGGCGGCGGATGCGGATGCTCGCGCGGACGATGGACACCTCAGCGTCTGCCTTGATCGTGCCCAGTCCAGACTTGTGCAGTACGCTGGCGGCAATGCGGCCCGTGGAGATGTTCTCCCAGGCCTCAGGCTCGGGCGTGCCCCAGCCGTCTTTGCCGCCCGTCTTGCGTTGGATGTGGATGCGGTCTCGAAGGGTGCCGGCTTGCATCAGAAGCCTCCCGCCGTGTTGATGTAGGGCAGCAGCAGCCAGTCGGCACCCATCGGGATCTCGGCGGCCTGGCCCGGGGCCACGGCCTCGCGGTTGGCGTACAGGTGCCCGATGATCAGCTGCGCGGCCGAGTGGATGGCCTCATCGATGACCACGCCGACGGCCCCCTCCGGGATTTCGGCCTGGTCCTCGTAGAGCTTGGCGAAGATCTTCCCCTCGATGGCCAGGTACGCAGCAGCGATCCAGCCTTCGATCAGGGCGTCCTCCTCATCACCATCGACCCGCAGGTGCAGCTTGGCCCGCGCGAGGTCAATCCTCTGCATGGGCCTGGCCCGGGAAAGGCTTGACGGGCGAGCCCACCGAGCGCGCGTATGCCACGGCATCTGGGTGCGGGTCTACGCTGCCGGCGTAGGCCTGGGCGATGGTCTCGGGCACGCCCTCGATCACGTCGTCGGGCTGGAAGCGCACGCCATCGATGGTCACGGCGGCCAGGACGCGCACATCGACCAGCACCAGCTCCTGCGGGCCGGGGTCTTGCTGCACGTCAGCGCCAGCGGGCTGCTCATCTGCGGCCCCAGCCGTAGCCGGGGCCTGGATCTCGCCGGCCTGCGCAGTCTCGTCGGCACCCTGTTGCTGGTCCTGCTGGACTGCAGCCTGGTCGGCGGTTGGCGCCTCGGGTGCCGTGGGTGCGGGTTTCGGTTTTGTTGCCATGTCGGCTCCTTGAGATGCGGCCCCAGCCGTAGCCGGGGCCTGGGTTCATGAGCGGCCGATCAGGTGGCCGAGTTGGCGTAGGCCTTGACGGCGCCGCCCACATCAAGCAGGTTGCCGCCCGAACGGCAGAAGGCCACAAAGCCCACCTGGCCCTTGAGCGTGTAAGCGCTGTCGGTCATGCGGAACAGGGTGACATCCATCACGTCGCGGATCAGGTACTTGCTGAAGTCGCCGTACAGGATCGACTTGGCATTTGCCGCCATCGGGGCCATGTTCTGGTTGATGTTGATGGCGCGGCCCATCAGGCGGTCAGGGGCGCCGCCAGGGTTGCCCTGCTCGTAGCCCGGCACGAAGATCGGGCGCCCCTGGGTGTCCTTGATCTTGCGCAGCACCTTAAGCACATCGTCATGGAACATCCAGGCAGCGCGAGAGCGGTAGATCGGGTCCACAGAGTGCTCCAGGTCCACCAGGTCGTCATAGGTCACGCTGGTGGTCTGGCCCGTGGCGCCGGTCTTGCCGACGGAGGCGCCCGTCACGATGCCGCGAGGCTGGCCGGTGCCAGTGCCCACGGTCTGGTGGCGGTTCTGGATGCGGCCCAGGCGCAGCGCCAGCAGCGACTTGATGTAGGCCTCGATGTCGATGAACGAGTCCTGCAGCAGCTCGAAGGGCAGTGCGATGCTCTTGGAGCTGTACTTGTAGACGTCCATGGACGCCTGACCGAAGGCGGTCTCGCCGTTCGTGACCGCAGCGTTCTGGCCAACGATTTCGCCCTCCTCCGCCGTCGCGTCGGCCGTGGGGAACAGCATCTGCGCGCCGGTCGCCGTCTGGAGCGCAGTGGCCACGGCGCGGACGCCTCCCATCTGCTTCATGGCTTCGATCAGCGAGCGGCTGAACTCGGTGGCCACGGTGTAGCCGCCCTCGGAGCCGGTCGTGGTGGACATGGCGGCGCGGATGTCGGGATTTTGGCGCGCGGCCATGGCGTTGCGCTGCTCAGGAGACAGGTTGGACAGGCCGCCCGTCAGCATGGCGCGCAGGGCCTGGGATTCTTCGCTGCGCCCGCCGCCCTGGACCGTGGCCTGGTTGAGCGCAGCCTCGTGCTCGGCGCGCTCGTCGCCAGCCACCTGGTTCAGGCGGTTCTCGCGGGCGATCTCGCCGTCGATGGCCTCGATCTCGTTGAGGATGGTGTCCAGCGCCGAGGCGTCGGCGGACGGCATGCGCTGGTCGGCCGGGGTCTTGGCGTTCAGTTCGGCGGCGGCCTTGGCCTTCGCGTCACGCTGGGCGCGCAGTTGTGCAAGTTTGCTCATGGTGAGCCTTTCTTTCAGGTTGTGACCGCTCGCGCAGGTCGTTCGGACATGAAAAAGCCGCCTCGGTGGGCGGCGGTCTCAGTTGCGCGAGGCGCTTACTGATGGGAGAGGCGGGCCAGCATGCTCAAACGCTGCTGCTGGCGGGCGCGGTGGTCTTCGGTGGCGAACTGCTGGTCGTTCGCGGGCTCAGTCTTGGGCGTGGGCTCTGGCTCGTCGCAGGGGTCGCGCGGCGCGTTGGCGTAGGCCGAGAGGTTCCAGGCCTTGGCGTTGGCCCTGGCGCTTGCGCGCGCCTTGGCGTCGCTCGCTGCGATGGAGGTGGCGAAGCCGTTCTCCAGAGCCTCGTCGGCGGTGAACCAAGTTTCCTCGGCCATCCACTCGGCGATCTGCTCCAGATCCTTGCCTGTCTTGGCCGCGTAGGTCTCCGCCAGGGTGCCGTCGATCTTGTCCAGGAGGTCGGCCTCCTTGCGCAGGTCGTTGGCGTTGCCCCACATGCCGGTCCATGCCTTGTGGATCATGAACATGGCACCCTTGGCCATGATCACCTCCTCGCCCGCCATGGCGATGAAGGTCGCCGCGCTGGCCGCGATGCCGTCGATGTGCACGATCACCTTGGCGCCGTGCTCACGCAGGGCCTGCTCCATGGCGCGGGCCGCGAACACCGAGCCGCCTGGGCTATTGATGCGCAGATGGATGGTGTCCACGTCCAGATCACGGATGGCCTTCACGAACGGCCCCGGGGCGATGCCGCCCCACCATTCGGCCTCCAGCTCGCTGGACACGATGTGGTCGTACAGGTAGACCTCGGCCTCGCGGTCGGCGGCCTTGGCCACCACCTCAAACTTGCGGGCACTGGCACGGCGGTTGTCCGCGTACAGCTTATTGAGTCGGTTTTTCATTGTTTCCCTTCCCGTCGTCTTTTCCGGGGTTGCCGGGGTTGCGCAGCAGGCTGGCGTTCGGCGGCAGGTTCTCGCGGCGGCGCACCTCGCTGGCGTCCATCCACGGCATCTCGCCGGCCCGGCCCATCGCGATGCGGTAGGCCTCGTACCGGGTCTTCAGGTCGGCCCGCTCCAGCGCCTCGACCATGTGCTCCAGAAACAGCTTCTCGCGCACGGGCCAGAACTTGCGGTTCAGCTCCTGCTTGATCGGTGTCAGGTGGCGCTGCAGCGTGTAGCGCACGAAGCCGATGCCCTGCTGCTCGATGCCCGTGCCAAAACTGGTCTGCTTGTCCGTGTGGCCGATCATGTGCGGCGGCACGCCCAGGATCCGGGAGATCTCCTCCACGTTGAACAGGCGGGTGGCCAGGATCTCGGCATCCTTGCTGTTGATGGACAGCTGCGCCGGCTCCAGGCCACCCGAGAGGATCAGCGGCCCGCGGCCACCGTTCATGGCCCGCGCCAGCAGCGAGGCCTTGAGGTCGCCCAGCTGTTTGTCGGAGAGCCGACCCGGCGCCTTGAGCGCATAGTCGATGTTCGCGCCACTGGCAAAAAACCGGCTGGTGTGCTCCTGGGCGGCGATGGCCGCGCCGATAGCCTCGCGGCCAGCGAAGGTGATTGCACTGGGGCTGCGCAGGCCGTCGAAACCGAGGCTCGGGACGTGCAGCATGTCCGCGCTGTCCAGCGTGTATGCCGGCCCGCCGTCCGAGGGATTGATGCGGTACAGCACCTTGTCGCCCTTCTTGAACGGGTCCACGCTCAGCGGATGGTGCGGCTTGAGCGCGATGATCTTGGAGCTGCGCACGCTGGAGCGCACCAGCTCGGCGAAGCCGTCCCCCTCGAAGAGCTTGGCGCTCATCAGGTACTCCCAGAACGTGAAGGCGGACCAGACGCCGCCCGCGTTCTCGTTGAGCAAGTACCAATAATCGTGGTCCACCTTCTCGCGCGTGTCTCGCTCGTAGATCGAGATGGGCAGCGAGGCGATGGCGCCCGCGACCAGCGAGACGGCGGCATAGACCACCGACACGCGCATGGCCGTTTCCTTGGTCACACGCACACCGGCCGCCGAGCGGCTCGAAGCGCCCAGCAGGTTCGCCAGTTCGCCCATGGACGTTCCGCTGCTGGTTACCTCGTTTTCGCCCAGCGCCAGCAGGCCGGCGCGCTCTGCCGCACCCTCGCGGCCCGCGATCCAGCCGCTCAGCACGCGGCTGCCGTGCTGGTGCGAGGTCATGTTGAATGTCTGTGTCATCCCAGCTCCAGTGAGTAAATCGCCGGGCCGGCCTTCGCCTCCGGGTTCAGGGCCATGAGATACACGGCATCGAAAAGGGCCATCAGCAGGTCGATCTTGCCGACGCCGCTGGCCTGCTTGGTGATGGTCACGGCGTTGCCCTGCATCACCGTCTTGGCGTTGCCCACGCACCAGGCCATGAGGGCGCTGCCGCCGTGCACCAGCTTCCTGGCAGCGACGTGGCGCTCGGCCGTCTTGATCGCGCCGTTGAGCTGGTAGCCCTGCGGGATGCCCACCACCTGGTCAGCCTCCACAGGCCCCGGCTCGTCCTCTGTGCCCACCAGGGCGTCATAGATGGCGCCCAGGCCCAGGCGGTCCACGCCCACCTTGTCGAGCAGGCCCGTGTCCACGATCTGCTCCACGATCTGGACCACCTCCTCCACGTCCTGGCCGACCCGATCCACCAGCACCAGGTCGCCGGCCTTGATGAAGTCGCGGTACTTGGATTCCTCGGACTTGCGTCGTTCCAGTGCGATCTGATGGATCCAGCCACGGCCCCAAGAAAGCCATTTCCCAGTGTCAGCCTCTCGGCCGACCACCGCCAGGCCGAGCAAGTCATCCAGGCCGCCGCCGTCGATCCCGACCTCTACCACCTCGCTGCGCTCCAGCAGCTCCTCCAGCGAAAACACGGGGATGGCCGCAGCCTCCCAGAAGTCAGCGCCAGCCCAGCGGTCGGAGCGCAGGTTGAGACCGATCTCGACGTTGAGGTGCTTGGCCCAGAACTCCTTGAGACCCTGCTCGCCTTTTTCCTCGGCCTCGCCGTGCAACTGCGTGATCCGCTCGATGTCCACGGACGCGCCCCAATTGGGATTCGTCACATGGGCATTGGCAAGATCCTTGTGCGCGCCCGCTTCCAGCATGTGGCGCGGAAACTCGTAGATGACCGGCAGGAACTTGCGGTCCACCTTCTCACCGTCGCGGACCTTGCGGGCATAGGCCAGCTTGTCCTTGAACACGCCTGCGGGCGGCTCTTCCGACTGCGTGGTCGCGTAGATCACGAAGCCCTCAGGCCTGGATGCCAAGCCGCCCGTGGCCTCCAACAGCATGTTTGAGGCACGGCCCTTCTTGCCGAATTCGTGCAACTCATCCACGAAGACGAAGCCGGCCTTCTTGCCCGTGACCGTCGCCTCGTCGGCGGCCACCACCTTGAGGAACGCTCCAGTGTCCTTGTGGGTGACCAGGCGGTGGTAGTCCTGCACCTTGATCAGGTCCGAAAGCTCTTCGTCCGCCTTGATGAAGGCGCTGATTGGCTTGTAGCTGTTGTCGGCCACTTCCTTCGTGGGACTGAGGATCAGCAACTCGGCCATGTCTCGCCAGTTCATGAGCAGGGCCGTCAGCATGATGGCCGCCGCAATAGTGCTCTTGGCGTTCTTCTTGCTGACCATGAGGAAGTACTCATTGATCAGGCGCCGGCCCTCGGGACTTTCCGCCCCGAAGATCGTGCGTACCAGATCGCGCAGCCATGGGCGAGCTACCTCACCAATCGTCACGCCGCCCAGGTCCACCAGCTTGAACTCGCTGCAAATCGACCAGGCCTCATCAGCAACACTGGGGAACAGGGGCGGAGAGACGATCAGGCTTTCGCCCGCAACGATGCGGCGCTCCCAGTCGGGGCACGAAGTTGTCCATTCCATAGATATCTCCGGCGTTGACGCCGGAATCCGGCTATGACTTGCCGCCCTGCACTGCAGTCAGCGTCGGCGGCTGGCGGCGGCCGAAGCGCTGCTCACGGTTTTTCTTGCGCTCCGCTTCAGCCTCCTGCTTGGCACTTTTGGGCGCCGGCTTGGGGTGGCAATACTGCGCGGCCAGCGTTGCGGCCTGCATGCGCAGCGGCGGCGGCAGATCGGGGTTGCGCATCACCCCCAGCAGATAGTCCAGCGGCATGAGTCCGGACAGGTCCGGTTCAGCCCCGGCCTCGCGCTCAGCCTCAGGCGCAGGATCGGGCGGCGCAGGCCGCTCCTTGCCAAAGGGCCAGCTCGGCGGCGCGTCCTCTGGCTTGAAGCCTTCGGCGTCCACGCTGGGCGCCGCCCGCCGCTTGTACTTCCTGGGCTCAGGCGCCTGAGCGTCTGCTGTCGGCGCGGCTGGCGGCGTCTTCTTTGGGCGGCCAGCACCGGGCCGAGAGCCCCCTCTTGCCATGGCTCACCTCTTTGATTCTTTGATTTCTTTGATTTCTTTGATTTCCGCGATTCCCCAGAATTCAAAGGTCCGAATTTCCCTGCTGTCGCAACGGGTTGCAGCCGAAACCTCATGTGGCCGACTGCCCCGAAACAATCAAACAGGGGGCTTTTTTGTGCGCGTGCGGAACAGGGCGGTATCCAGGGCCGAGGCTCCCAGCCTTTGACCCCCCTCCCCACGACCACCCCGGCGATGCCCCTGGCTCGCGTCAGACGGGTTCAGGCGCGGCGATCAGCCTTCGACCGATCTGTCGCCTCACGCGCGGTCTTCTCGACGTGGCAGCCGCGCTTGTTGCCCTCGGCGTCGTAGCTGACGCACAGGCACTGCCTGTTGTCGTCGGTGTCCTCGCCGCCCTGCCACAACGGAACGATGTGATCCAGCTCGAAGGGTCGGGATGTGCCTGGCGTGATGTCGATCAGTTCGCCGCAGCAGGCGCAGTGCGGACCATCTCGCAGCCATATCCTCAGCCGGGCCTCCTGCCTGGATCGCCCTCGGGCTCGGCCAGTGGCACCCAGGCGCGGCGCCTGCAGCAGCTTGCGCGAGTCGGCCATCTGAATCCGCAGCGGCAATGCACTGATGCGTGGTCGGTGACCCATGGCCGCCCTCTCTCAAACAATTACTGGGACGAGTGACGCCACGCCGCCTTAACCCTCAATCGGATGGGTCTTACTTACATTTCTCGCGCACTATTCATCGCAACCTTGATCATATTTACGAGATCTCGCTCCTTTGAAAAAACGTCTTCCGAAAAGGCGTCAATTTCATCGTCCGTAAGATACCTATCAGGCAAACCCAAAATTGCTTGAATTACGTTCAGTGAGTCAATATAGGCAACAAATATCTTCTTCTGCTCTGTTGTCAGAAAAATTTCAATTAAATTAAAAGCTGATCGCAGCTTAAAAACGTGCTCGTTAGCTGCGGCGCGTGACTTTAGGAATTCTTCCTTAAAAAGATTCGCCGCAACCTCGTTGGCGGAAAACATCTTTTCATAATTCTTTTGCTTTAGCGTGATTAGCATTTCAACGCTAACGCCCTTCAAAGCGTGGTATGTCTCAATTATTGCAGACATTTCGAGATCAATTATTCTCATGCCAGCAGATTTTTTGAGATCCTGTCTTGCTTTCGTCCTTTCAACGTCCGCTATCAAAGCCACCTTATACAACTCCAATTCTCTCTGGTGTTTCGCCTTAGCAGCCTCTAATTGATGCAGCAGATCAATCTTTACTCTTTCAATATCTCTATTTAGCAAATTGGTAATCTGAACTCTTCCGAGATACGCAGCAACTGTTAGAAGAATTCCAGAGATAACACCTGTAGATAAAACTTCTCCAGCAAATCCAAATAAATCAGGCATAAGTCGACACCATCGTAATGACAACAAATGTTACATCAATGCCGCTCATCGGCTGCCTTAGCGCGTAAACAGAAAAGCCCGCAAGGCGTGAACCGTGCAGGCTTGGGACGTGTCTTTCCATCTAAGGCTCGCTGATGTCGCTACAGGCAGGCATCGGCGCGGTTAGACGGTGACGCCAGTCAGCAGGATATTTCCTTGCGAACCGGCAGTCGCAATTCTAAACACAAACTTGCACCCGTCAATGCCTGCCCGCAGTTTTTTGCTTGATGCCGTGCCTTGCGTCGCCCACGCAGGCGCTCATGTAGCTCAGCGCCAGCCGCTCGGTGTCGTTGCCCTCGGGCTTCTTGCCTGAACCGCTGCAGCAACCGCATGCGTCGCCCGACAACTCGGTCTCGCTCCACTTCTGCAGCTGCTTGCCGCGCCCCTGGCAGACAGGGCACGCCGGGTCCAGCCAGCGCAGCACGATGTCCGTGACCGATTCGTCAGGCAGGTCGTCCAGCAGGAGCTTGATGGCCAGGTGGCGGCGTACTGCAGAGAGAGAGCGCAGGCGCTGGGACAGCATGGCCTTCTCGCTGCTGTATGTCGCCTCCAGGCGCTGGCGGGCGGCGTCGCTGCTTTCTTTCGTCACCTTGGTGATGCCCTTGCCGAGAGACTTCTGAGCAGCGCGGGCAATGTCGCGGCGCGTGGGCCGGCTCGGGATGCGGCACGCCGATGCATCCCACTCGGACTGCAGGCGCATGAGCAGCGCCCCGAACCGGGCCTTGCACAAGCCCGCCGCGATCAGGTAGTCGGCGTCGCCCACCGTATCGGCGCTGGAGCGCAGGTTGCTGGAGTGGGTGGCGGCGGCGTACCGCTCTTGCGTCGTTGGTGCTTCGCTCATGGGTTGCTCGCTTTCTTGAGGGCTTTGGCCTTGGCTCGATAGGTGTCTCGGATCTCGATCAGCTCGGGGCGGGTCCACTTGCGGACCAGGTTGTCAGCCTCCAGGGCCTCTACGCGCTCCAGGCCGATGCGCTCGACCAAGCGGATGCGGTAGTCGATGGCGTTGCCCGCGAGGTACTGGTTGTCGTGCTTGCTCTGGGCGTGGCAGTTGTCTTCGTTGAAGCGCAGGTGCGACGCGGCGCCCGTGCTGCGGTAGTGGCCGGCGTCCACGGCGTTGCCCGACCAGTCAAGGGGGCGGCCAGAGCTGATGCAGGCATGGCCTGCAGCCTGGTCACGGGCGCGGATGAAGGCATTGAATGCCTGCTGCGCCTCGCGGAGCAGTTCGGGCACGGTCTTCAGGGCTTCCTTGCGGCGGCGGATGTCGGCGCGCTCCACCTTGGCCTGAGCCCGGACCTCGCGGGCCTTCTTCTGATCCTGCTTCTTGCGGTGCGCCGCGATCCACGCGTCCTTGCAGCCGTCGTGCAGGACGTGGTGAGCCTTGTCCTCGGGCATGCGCTTCTTGCAGTGCTTGCAGCGGTTCGGCTTCGTGCTCTTCAGCATCCGACCTCCCGCATCACATCGCGCAGCGCTAGCTGCAGGGTCTTGAGCGAGCCATAGTTGGCGATCACGCGGTCGGGCGCGAACTGGCTGCCGTCCGTGTCGCTGACGTGGCCCGTAGCGCCAGCTGAGACGCCGGGGCGCGTGACCTGCCAGATCTGGCCGCCCAGCTCGCGCACCATGGCGGCTTCGTTGGCGAAGCGGCAATCACTGATGACCCAGCCTTTGGCCTGGCCGCCGCCCTCGATCACCTCGCGAGTGCGCTGGACGAAATAGTCCGGGCTCTGGGCACGCCGGTAGTCGCCCCACCACTGCAGGATCTGTCGAGGGCTGCGGGGCGCGCTCCAGTCTTCGTCTGCCTTGAACTCGCAGAAATCATGGTCCATGCAGAACTCCAAGTGCAGCGAGTTGGAGGGCAGCTCCTTGGCGGTACGGTGCCTGAGCCTCGCCACGCTCAGATCCCAGGCCTCAGCCACTTCCGCGTACAGCACATCAGCGAACGCAATCTTGCGCATGGGTAGCATGTCAGCCACCGTGTCTTTCCCAGCGCCAGCGGCGCCACAGAGTGCGATCAGTCGCATCACTTCCCTCCCCTTGTGAGTGCTGAAACCATGGTGGATATGCCGCCAGCGCCAGCCGGCTTGACAGGGTGCTTGCCATTGCGGATGCGCCAGACCATAAATCCGCTCACGCCGAATGCGGCACCCGTCTTCGCGCAGCTGTCGGTGCTGGCCAGGATCTGGCTCACCATCTCGGGCGTCACCTTTGTGCGGCCCAATGCAATGGAGCGGTTCGCCAGGAGGCGGCGAACCTGGCCCTTGAATATCCCTTTGCTGCGCACGTACCGGCCAAATGCGGCATCCGTGGCGCAGCGGATGTGTTCGGGGTTCACGCAGGCCGGGTTGCCACAGGTGTTGAATACCCGATGCCCTGGAGGCACAGCAACACCCTTGGTGACGTGGTAGACAGCGCGGTATCCACACTGCGCGGACATCTTTCCTCCACGAGCCAGATTCGGGGCATAGATGAACGGGACGCGATCATCGCCACGGGTCGCGCCGCGCCACAGCCAGTGCCCGTCCTCGTCGATGAAGCAGCGGCCTTTGATCTCTTCGAGCGTTCGCATGGTCAGAAGTCCTCCGCGTACTTCTTGGCGCCGCCGGCATCAGCCTTCGAGGGAGCAGCCAGCGAGGCAGTGGACTGGTTCCACAGCTGGTACTGGCCCTCGAAGTGCAGCGCCAGCTCGCCTTTCCGGCCGCCTCGGGCCTTGCCCAGACTGCAGCCCTTCAGGGTGCAGCCGTTATCGGCGGGCGCGTGGTCCCACAGGAAAATGATCGTGTCCGCGTCCTCTTCGATCGCGCCGCATTCCTTCAGGTCCGACATCTGGGGGCGCGGGTTCGTGCGCTTCTCCACGTCGCGGTTCAGCTGGGAGAGCAACACGACGGTGATGCGCAGCTGCTTGGCCAAGCGCTTCAGGCCGCGCGTGATGTCTTCGAGCTGGGTGCGGCGCTCCTTGCGTGGGTCGCCCTGCATCAGCTGCAGGTAGTCCACCACCAGGGTCTTGATCCGGTACTTGCGGACCAGCCCGCGCGCCTTGGACGTGACCTCTGCCAGGGTCAGGCCCGGCACGTCGTACAGGTACAGCGGCAAGTCGCGGATGGCCTCGACAGCCTCGGTCACGCGCGCCCACTCGTCGTCTGTGAGTTGGCCGGTCTGGATGCCATCGAGCGGCACGCGGCCCTTGTTCGCGACCGTGCGGTCCACGACCTCATCGTTTTCCATCTCCATGCCGAGAAACGCCGCTGGAATGCCTTCGGCAGCCTGGCGCTCGGCGATCTGCTGCGCCAGGCTGGACTTTCCGACCGAAGGGCGCGCGGCGATCACCACCAGCTTGCCATCGGCGAATGCGCTGGGCGCCATCCGGTCAAGGCCAGGAAAGCCAGAGGAGCGGCCTGCCTTGGTCTTGCCGTCGGCGCGGCTCATCAGGCGGTCAATGAAGCCGCCAGCGAATGCGGACACGGGCTGGGGCTCAGTGCCGCCCTTGTCCTCAAGCACGCTCTCCAGCGCCAGCACCGAAGAGCCCACGCGCTGCTCGATGGTCTGTGAGCCGTCGCCAGCGAGCTCGGAAACCTGGAAGGCGGCAGACCTGAGCACGCGCTCCTTGGCGTAACGGGCAATGGTCTCCGCATGCGTGGGCACGGCCCGGATGTAGCAGTAGCTCTGGGCGATGGCGTGCACATCGTCCCACTCCACCTCCTGGCCACGCAGATCCTCCATCACAGCCACAAGGTCCACGAACTTGCCGGCCAGGATCAGCTTCTCCGCCGACAGCCACAGCGTGCGGTGCAGAGGTACGCAGAACGAATCGGCGGAGATGATGCCGGCTGCAATGTCGTAGGCTTCAGGGCCGTTGGCCAGCACAGCGCTCAGCACTGCGCACTCAGCCTCGCTCGAAAACAGCAGCTCCTCGTCGGGAAGGTCAAAGGCGTTCATGCCGCCTCCCGTGCCGCTGCAGCTGCGTCAGCCACGCGCTTCGCCTGCTGACCTTCGCTGGTCCACTGCGCCGGCCCGTCAGCGTGCACCGTCCAGAACCTGTACCAGCGGTCCCGCACCGAGTTCGCGAACACCGCAGGCCAGTCCTTGTACTTTTTGTCCTTGCGCAGGCCGGTCGTGTGCTCCTCGCGAAAGCGCAACCAGGCAATCTGCGCCATGTCGTCGCTGATGCCGGCGTCGGTCATGTCCTGGCGGATGTGGTGGTCCTCAGGAATCGGCTTCACGTTCTGCGCCTTGCACTCGGCCAGGTAGGTCTTCAGCGTGATCGACTTGGAAGCGGCTGAGGGAGAGCGCGAGGCCTCGCGCGTCTCTCTCTCTTTATCTTCTTCTTTATCTTCTTCTAGGCCGTTACCTTGGCGTTGCTGAAACGTTTCATCGCCGTTTCCAGCTTCGTTACCTGAAACGTTTCCACCGTCGTTACCGGATTCGGCCTGCTTTTTCTTCTCGCGGTGCTTGGCCACGCGCGCAGTGCTGTTGTCGCTGCGCATCTGGCGCTTCTCCCAGCCCAGGGGCTGCCAGTCTTCGGAGATCAGGCCACCGGCAACCAGGCGCTTCTTGACCTCGCGGATCACAGCGTGGTCAATCCACATGCGCTGGGCGACGATGCGGTCCATCAGGTCAGGCGCCGCGCCAGAGTCGAGGGTGCCGTCGCACTTCAGCGCCAGCAAACCGATGAAGTGCCGCTGATCTTCGAATGCCAGGGCGATGATCTTGGGATCGTTGAGGAACTCGGAATACATCCGGAACCAGGGGTAGCTGCCTGCGTTGCTCATGCCGGGCTCCTTGCGTTGTCAGCGGCGTGCTCAGCCTTCAGGGCTGTGGCCACGGCCTGCAGGGCGGCCACGGCTTGGCCAATCTCACGCAGCACATCGTCGCGGTCGTTGTCGCTGATGTTTCCGTCAGCCTTGGAGCGGGTGACAGCCAGGAGCACGTCGGCGCATTCGTGGACAGCGACGGCCGTGGCCTTGGACAGGCAGCGCGGGCCGTCCTCGGTCGCAGCGGGAAGCGCCAGCATGCCGGCCTTGAACGAGAACACCGTACCCAGGGCGTGAGCCTCTGCGCAGCCAGCCTCGCGGCACATGTCGGCGATCTGCTCGGAATCAGCCAGGCCGATCTTGTGGTGAGCGGAAGAGCCGCTCAGCTCTTTGCGCAGCACTTCGTCGGATTTGCCCAAGCGGGCAGCCAGGGCCGGACGGCCACCGGGGTAGTTCGCGACCATGCGTCGCAGCGCATCAAGGGAGTTCATGTCCGGGCTCCAGAAAAAAGGACGTTGCGGCCGTTACCGCTGGAAACGAAACTCGCTGCATGCAAAAAATCACAACAACGAGCGAGAGAGGTGCCCGCCACACCCTGGGCTATGCTGGTGTTTCCTACACAACCAGCGCCAAGGAGGGCGGACATGAAAATCGACAAGGAACTGATCGGGCCAGCTGCCACACTGGCCGCCGCGATCCTCTCGAAGGTCGAGCGACAGCATTCGGAGTTCGATCGGGACGTCATCGCGAGCGCGTTCGAAGAGGCGTACTTCACGCTGCTGGAGGGGATCCAGCGGGTCGAGAAAGAGCTGGCTCGCACGAACCCGCGCAAGGGAGCGCTGGATCTGGACTGATCCGCTGCGCCTCTTCCCATCGGTCGCGCCGTGCACGCTTGGCACGGGCATACAGGCTCGAAGAGCGGAAGCGGCGCCGATCACGCAGCACCTGCACAGCCTCGGGAGTGGGGCCGCCGAAGCGGTATCGCTGCTCAGCCATGGGTGGACTCCTGGGTCTGGGGGGTGGGCTGCGCCAACTCTGGCCAGATGACTTGCCAATCTGCGGGCCGCAGATCTGACAAAAGAATCCGGGGATCCGCCGCATTGATCCGCCGCGCGAGCGCTGGGTTTGCCTTCCTCCGTCCAGTGAGGACTTGGTAGAGGTACGCAGGCGTTGTCTCCGACCGCTCCGCAAGCTCGCGGGCGTCTTCTGGCGTGAGGATTGGTATAGGCATGCCCCATTCTATAGCACACGCTAAAGCATAGGCAAACAAATCATTAGCGCGCGCTATTTTCGCAATTGCTATCTTCGAGACATGACGAACGACACGCAGGAATTCAGGATCCAGCGGCTCCTGGCCGCCTCCAAGAAAGCCGGAAGCGACACAGCGCTGGCGCGCCTGCTCGGTTACTCCAACGGATCCTTCATCGGCCAGATGAAGAGTCGCCATCGGCCGATCAAGGAGGATTTTGTGGAAAAGCTTGAAGCACTCCCAGGCTATGCCGGCTGGTTCACAGCTGAAGCGGACAACGCCCCGGCACCAGTCAGCATGCCCGCGCGTGACCGAGACGACATCCCCCCGGGCTACGTACGCCTACAGCACCTATCTCCCACCCCTTCTATGGGCCCGGGGCGGGGCCTCAGCGAACCGGTGCAGATCATTCGGCACCTCGATGTGCTGGAAAGCTGGGTACGCCAGAAGGTCGGCAGCACGAACTACGACCGCATCAAGATCCTCACAGGGTGCGGGCAAAGCATGCTGCCCACGATCAACGACCACGACCTGGTTTTCGTTGACATGGGGCAGAAGTCCATCGATGTGCCTGGAATCTATGTGCTGGATGTCTGTGACCGCCTGCTACTCAAGCGCGCGCTCATCCACTCCACAGGAACCTTGGTGCTCCGCAGCGACAACGCAGAGGAGTTCCCCGACGAAGAGCGCATTGATCTCCGGACAGCGGCCGACAGCATCAACGTCGCTGGTCGGGTGAAGGCATGGTGGACACTGCATCAGGGGTGAGTCCTCTGCGCGCCTTCCGTGTAAACCCAAGGAGAGAGAGATGAGAAATGCACTGACAGCAGTGGGCATCGTGGCAGCACTGTCTGGATGCGCGCCAATGCAGTATTCACGCGCACTGCAGGACCTAAACAACACATCCATCAATGAAGTCGGTATCTACGCGAGCACAGTTAAGGACTTCCTGTATGCGGGGCACACAGAAGATGAGGCGATTGATGCAGGGAAACGCTCCGTCATCGCCGTGCTGAAGGATGGGGAGAGCGCAAGGTTCAGAAACGTACATCTGAAGCCTTACCTGCAGGGGGCAGTTGTATGCGGAGAGGTGAACGCCAAAAACAGCTACGGCGGGTATGTTGGATTTACGCGTTTTGCGGCTGGCATCAGCGGCGCAATGCTTGAGGACACCTCTTCAAGACGCTCTGACATCAATTCGGCATCGAATGCTGGCATTGACGTTGCCTGCCGCTGAAATCAAGTAGACGCGCCTCAGCCGTGAGTCAAAAACCCCGCATGTCGGGGTTTTTTTTCGCCTGCCTGGCCCGTGGCGGTTCCTCTATCTGAGCAACATCTATAGCTTTAGCTAAATTCTTCTTGCTCAATTCATAGCATATGCTACAGTTCACTCCAGTGCACAACAAACAGGTTGCGCTGGGCCAAGTGATCGGACCGAGCCCCCCCCCCCTCCAGGATCCTTAAAAACCTGCCGCCGATGTTGCTGGCCCTACCTGCAGGGCCTTCGTCCGGCACATGCACCAGCGGGCTCGGGCCGCTGCTCTGCTCTGGCAGTCCTGCCAGGCCACAGTCCGCCAAAGCGCGGTAGACGGGTGAATTGGTGAGGCAAACAGGGTTGCCAAGAACAGCAAAGCCCTCCGGCACTGCCGGCGCCAGCCCTGAGCGACATCAGGGCGCAAACCAAGGGGTTCAGCGCCAGCAGAGCCCCTCGGTTTGAAGTCGCGTGCACCCCCTCGGCGGGGTCGGATCTGCAAAAGGTTTGGTGCACACCATGCGACTCTGTTTTTGATGGCGAATCGTGACGGGCCTTTCCCTGCCCGCAAGCGGTGAGAGTCCACCAACCGTCAGAGGGAAAGCCGGGGCGAACACGGCAGCCATCAACTCATCCCAGTTTCGCCGGGCCAGGGCCTTCACCACCACGCCATCTTCCCTGGCAAGCCGCCGCGCGCGGCTCCGGTCCTTTCTTCCTTCACTCTCACCACCCACAGGAGCAGCCATGTGCGATTGCCGCCGCAAAACTGAAGAACGCCTTCTTGCACGCTTCAAGGAGCAGGCGCCTCAAGCCCGGAAACACCAGGTCCGCCTCGGTGGTTACGGATTCGTCATGACGGGCAACGTACTTGAGACCAAGCCGTACATGCCCATCAACGCTGAAGCCGAGCACCTCACGAAGACGACAGGCCTCTGGAAGACCAAAAAAACCACCCAGAACCTGATGTTCAACTTCTGCCCCTTCTGCGGGGTGTCGCTGACGAAGCCCGAACCTGAAGCCGCCCACTGAGGCGGTTTTTTCATGCCCAGGCCCACGGGCCACATCCCCAGGAGATCCGCATGCTGAGCTACGTGAATATCCACGGGCGGCCCGTGAGCGTCGCCCCCCCCATCGAAGTCAAGAAGAAAGCCCGCGCCCAGCCCGACGCGTTCCACAAGGGCTGGAGGGTCATGGGCATCCCGCCTGGCAGCCTGGAAAAGGCCCGCGAGGAACACATCAAAAAGGCGCGCGACGCGGAGAAGCGCGGCAAACCGATTGCAGATTTCGACCAGGTCGCCTGGCTCGCAAAGGCGAAGAAAAAGCCGGTGCGCTCCAAGCCCTACGAGGTCATGACGGCGGCCATGCAGTGCAAAGACCTGGCCGAGCGCGGCGGATGGCTGGCACTGGAACTGGCCGAGGTAACTAAAGGAGCTGTCGATGATTCGCGTTACTCCTTCTGAGCCCTTCTGCGATGACCCGGATGCGCGCTACCTGCGCGAATCCCCGGGGCCACTCGCAGAGCAGGAGCGCATACCGGGCCGCTGGCTTGTCGCGGTGCTGCTGGCCCTGATCGTCCTGTCGTGCAGCGCCTGCAGTGCCGCAGATGCGGCCCAGGAGCCCAGCGCCAGCGCGGCAGACCTCAAGCGCGCGGCCATGTCGGCCTGGGCCTGCCCCGGGATGCACGCGCAATGGGAAGGCCCTGTGGTCACCTGTCTTCGGGAGCGGCCGTGATGCGCGCCCTCTTCCATCTCTTCATCTGGTCCGCCGTCTGCGCGGTCTCCATCGCTGCCGCATCGGCCATCTCGACATGAAAGCCACCGATACCCCTCCCCTGCTGTCCCTGCGCGTCACTGACGTGGCAGCCATGGACGACATCTACCTCCTTGTCGAGCCCGGGGTCGAGCGCTTCGGCGGCTCGCCCACCCTGATCGTGCACTCCATGTCCCGCACCTGGTGCGCCGCGCTGCCCGACGCCGATCCGCTCGGCGCGCTCGCTCGCATGGGTCCAGCCAAGCTGCGCGAAGCCCTCGAATACAGCCGGCCCACGTCCCGCCTCGATTCCGACCGCATGCGCGACCTCATGACCGACATGTGCGCAGTCATCCCGCTGGCAGTCCAGCAACACCTCTACATCAACAGACCATGACCAACTCCATCCGCAAGATGCTCGAAAGCAAGGAGGCGAAGCGGGCAGATGCAGTGCACGTCCAGTACGAGAGCCTGCACATCGAGCCAGGGTTCAACCTCCGCGAAGCTGGGCCGGATCTCGAAGAGAGCATTGAGGCCCTGACCCAGCACATCATGGACGGGGGCAAGTTCCCGCCCCTGGAAGTCCGCCTGCGTGATGACGGCGGGGCCTATGTCGTGGACGGCCATCGCCGGCATGCGGCCATCGGGCGAGCCCTGGAGCGCGGAGCGCCGCTGCGCAACCCCACCGACGGGAAAGCATGGATCCATGTCGTGGTCTTCGAAGGCAACGACGCCGACCGCATCGCGCGCATCATCACCAGCGCCGCCAACAAGCCGCTGACTGCCGTCGAGATCGCCGAGGGCTACAAACGCCTGCGCGCATTCAACTGGACACCCGCTCAGATCGGGAAGAAGGTCGGCAAGACCGCTGAGCATGTGCTGCAGCTCCTGGCCCTTGGCGATGCAGGCAGCGACGTGCGGCAGATGGTCAGCGCTGGCGAGGTCTCCGCAACCCTAGCAGCCAAGGCCGCGCGCAAGCATGGCGAGAAGGCCGGCGAGGTGCTGGGGGAGCAGCTGCAGACAGCAAGGGCTCAGGGCAAGGGGCGCGTCACTCCGTCCACCTCGGGCAAGACCAGCGCCAGCGAGGCCCGCACCGACTCCAAGCGACTGGATTTTCTGCTCATCGAGAGCGCGCGGATTCGATTTGGGAAGCGCTCAGACCAGGCCACGCCCGAAGGGCAGCAGGGCTACTGGCTCGAATGGGTCGGTGGCACCACCCAGCCTGGCGTCTTCGAGACCGCGCGCCTGGCCATCGACGCAGCAATCAAGCAGCAGATCACCACATGACCAGCAACACACACGACATTGCCGCACAGCGCGCGGAGCGCGACCGCCAAGCAGCTCTCAGCGCCAGCCGCCGCGCGCGGTCAATCTGGTGGGAGCAGCAAACCCCGGAGCGCTGCGCCAGCTGCGGCGCGCCCGTTGAATCCCCACCCAAGCCCGGCGAAGGCCTGCCCTGCGGCCACTGACGAGGCATGAGCACAGCGCATGGGCGCTGTCCTGATACCTCCCCTCCCCCGAAGCCGCCCGGCCCTGCCGCGAGCGGCTTTTTTTGGCCCAAAGGAACCCCATGCAAGCTGTTGACCTCTTCGCCGGAGCTGGCGGATTCAGCACTGGCGCAGCGCTGGCCGGCGTGCCCGTCATCTGGGCTGCAAACCACTGGCCCCTGGCTGTCCAGTACCACGCCGCGAATCACCCCGACGCGCAGCACCTGTGCCAGGACCTGCACCAGGCTGACTGGAGCCGCGTCCCCGCGCACGACCTGCTGCTCGCCTCTCCCTGCTGCCAGGGACACAGCAAAGCCCGGGGAAAAGCCAGCGGCAATCCTCAACACGACACCAGCCGCAGCACCGCCTGGGCCGTTGTCAGCGCAGCTGAGTTCCACCGCCCGCGCGCCGTCGTGGTGGAGAACGTGCCCGAGTTCTTGGACTGGTCCCTGTATCCCGCCTGGCGCATGGCCATGGAAGCGCTGGGCTACACGCTGTCGCCACACATCGTGGATGCCGCTGACCACGGCGTGCCCCAGCACCGCGTGCGCATGTTCATCGTGGCCACGCGCAGCAGCTCGCCACTGGTGCTGGACCTACCGAAGCGCGAGCACACGCCGGCCAGCAGCTTCCTGGACTTCGAGGCAGGGAGCTGGAGCCCGATTCAGAAGCCCGGCAGGTCCTGCGCAACCCTGGCGCGCGTGGCCGCTGGCCGTGCCGCACACGGCGACCGCTTCCTGGCGCCCTACTACGGCAGCGGGTCGGGCACCACCGGCCGCAGTCTTCACCGGCCGATCGGCACCGTGACGACAAAAGCGCGTTGGGCGCTGATCAACGGTGACCGCATGCGCATGCTGACCGTCCCCGAAAACTGCGCGGCCATGGGGTTCCCTCGGGACTACCAGCTGCCAGCGCAGACCCACCAAGCCATCCACCTGCTCGGCAATGCCGTGTGCCCGCCCGTCGCCCGCGACGTGATCAGCACTCTGGCCGCCCAGCTCTGACCACCCGATGACCCCGACCCCACCCCAGGCCGTGTGCCCGCTGCTGCTGCAGCGCGCCGGCCACGTCATCAACACCACTGCCAGCCACTGGCGTATCCCCAAGGAAGCCTCATGACAGCAATCACGTTCCAAACCCGTGTCCAGCCCTGGCTGCTGGCCTGCTTCGGCGCCGAGATCGCGGCCGACCGTGCCGAGCGCAACCACCGTTTCCTCGAAGAGAGCCTGGAGCTGGTCCAGTCCTGCGGCTGCACGGCCAGCGAGGCGCACCAGCTGGTGGACTATGTGTTCGGCCGCCCCGTGGGCGAGCCCGCACAGGAAGCCGGCGGCGTCATGGTCACGCTGGCCGCGCTGTGCCTGGCCAACAGCCTGGATATGCACGAGGCCGGCGAGACCGAGCTGGCACGCATCTGGACCAAGGTGGAGGCCATCCGCGCCAAGCAGGCCGCAAAGCCCAAGCACTCACCGCTGCCGGCAGCTCCTGCCGCTGCCGCAGACACAGTGCGCGTTGCAGACCTGATCTGGGCCGGTGATCGCTTCTACGGAGGCGGCCAGTGGTACAGCGAAGAAGGCGTGCAGCAGCTGATTGATGCAGCGCGTAAACATGCCGCCGCAGCGCCCGCCCTGGAAGCGCCTGCAGCCTCGGCTGGAGATGAGGAGGCCGCTTTCACGAAGTGGTTCCAGGGCGAGCAAGGGAAGCCGTATCAAGGCATGTGGGAGTTCGCGCGTGCCGCATGGATGGGCCGTTCAGCCACGGCAGCAGCGCCCCAGGCACCTGCTGCGCTGGACGAACTCGGCAAGATCGCGGCAATCGCAGCCTGCTGGGGCTGCGACCACCCCGACGAGCCCGGCGACACCGAGGTCGTGCGGCGGGTCAAGTGGGCCGCGCGCCAGCTGCGTGCTGTTGCGCAGGCACCTGCTGCGCCCTCGGCCCTTGCAGCGCAGGTCATCGAGAACCTGCTGCAGCTGGCCCGCATCGTGAACACGGCAGTGGAGGACTGGGGCGAGACGAAGGAAGACGATTCCATGGAAGTCATCTTCCACAAGGAGCAGGCCGACAAGCTGGAAGAGATCCTGGATTTCTTCGACAGCCTGCCCGATGCCCCGCCAGAGGAGGGGGTGATTCTGAGCGGGCCGTCACGAGCAGCGCGCGTGCTGCGTGGCCAGGCAGCACCTGCTGCGCCCGTGGTGCTGGGTTGGGTACACCGTTCACCAAAAGGTCATGTCGGCAATCACTTCTATACCTACGAGCCGCATTGCGACACCGCCGTGCGGGATGGTGGAGGCGAGAAGATCGCAGTCATTGCCTTCCATGAGGCAGCACCTGCTGCGCCTGCAGTGGATGTGCTGGATGCCGACCGTTGGCGCGCACTCGAAGGCCAGATGGACGCCGGCCGCGTATCGCTCACCGTGCATCACACCGAGGCCGAGCAGTGGGACGGTCGAACCATCAGCGATGCAGGCGAACTGCAGGACTACGCGGACAGCCTCGCAGCCCAGGCCAAGGAAGGCGGTGAAGCATGAAGGTCATGACGACGTGCACCAAGTTCGAGCGCATCAGCCCAACGGTAAAGCAGGGCCGGAACGTGCAGGTCGAAGTCTCGGCTGATCGTGTGCTGCACAGCGGCACGCACATCGGCTATCACTTCGGCCTGACGGCGGAAAGCCTGGCGCGCCTGGATGCCATGCGGAAGGCTGGAGAGATCGACTGGGCCAGCACCATGCCGTGGTTCATGAAGAAGGACTACCCCGGCCTGCGAATCCCAATTCTCTCGCGCGGGTTGATGGCGCCTCTGGTTCTGGACGACAAGGGATTCTGGCGCTGCGGGCCTGTGGCGCCCATCCCTGCAGCCCAGGCAGCAGCCAAGGGTACACCATGAGCGAAGCCATCTACGACGAGCAGATCGCGCCTCTGCTGAGGCAGGCCGGGGAGCTGTGCGAGCAGCACGGCCTAGCCATGGTGGCCGTGGTTGAGTACGACAAGGAGGCGCGCGGCGAAACCCGTTTGTTGCCCGATGGAGCCGGCCTCGCCATGCACATGCTGTCCATGCTCGCTGCCAGCGGCAACAACATCGACAGATACCTCATCAATGTCATCCGCTTCTGCAAAGAAGAAGGCATCTCCCTTGAACAGAGCATGTTCCTTCGGCAGTACACCCGCCCCACTGGGCACAAGGAGAGCACATGAAGCTCAGCAAGAGCCAGCGCGCGGCCCTGCGCGAGAAGTTCGGGGGCCGCTGCGCGTACTGCGGCGAGGAGCTGGGCGACCGCTGGCATGCCGACCACATCGAGTATGTGGAGCGCGAGCTGGCATTCGTCCCCGGCAAAGGCGTCGTCACCACCGGACGCATGCTCCGGCCCGAGCGCGACACGCTGGAGAACCTCAACCCCGCATGCGCGCCCTGCAACCTCGACAAGCACAGTCTGACGCTGGAAGCCTGGCGCGCGCTCATGCAGCGCAGCAACGAGGTGCTGATGCGCGATGTCAGCACGTTCCGCCGCGCCGTCCGATACGGGCTGGTCGAACTGAAGGCCACTCCCATCGTTTTCTATTTCGAGCGCGCCCAGGCGCAGCAGAAAGGACCTGCATCGTGAAAGACTACGAACCCACCCAAGAGCAGTTCGACAAGGACATGGCCAGCTGGACTATGGAAGCCCTGCGCGACGACGGCCTCTACCGCCATCTGCGCTTTCGCCTGTCCGGCGGCGGCTTCCGCTGGTTCGACATCGTGACCTGGCCAGACACGCTGGTCATCACTGGCGACTGCGAAACCTTCACCTTCAAACGCCTGGAGGACATGTTCGAATTCTTCCGCTCAAGCGGCTCGCGCATCAACCCGGGCTACTGGCAAGAGAAGATCACCGACGGCCGAGACCGTGCGCGCAGCTTCGACTGGGACACGTTCCGCGCTGCGGCACTGGCCGATTTCGACAGTTCGACAGAGGACATGAATCCGCCCCAGCGGCTGGAAGCCCGTGACGAACTGATCGAGGCGCTGGACAGCGAGCCGGACGAATACGGAGCTGTCGATGTGCTGCGCAACTTCTCCTACCGCGATGGCGGCCCCGGCGCGAAGGTGCTTTTCCGATTCGACCTGAGCGACGGCGCTCCCGACGGGATGACCTGGGACTTCCACTACATCTGGTGCTGCCGGGCCATCGCCTGGGCCATTGCGCAGTACGACGCCCAGAAAGGACAGACCCCGTGACCACAGCACCAACACCCTCCGACGCGGAGCGCCTGGCCCGAGGCCTTGAGGAAGGCTTCTGCGGCCACGCGGCATGGCTTCAGCCCGCTGCGGCCGAGCTGCGCCGCCTGCAGGCCGAGAACGAGTGCCTGCGGGCCGACCAGGGGCAGGCCATGAGCGAGGCAAGCAGCCTTGCGATGAGCCTCTTCCAGAAGCACTACAGCAGCGATCCGGACTATGCCAGTGGTGCGGTCAAGTTCGGCCTCTGCGATGACCTGCGCGGCGTCATATCGCAGATCGACAACATGAGCACCGGGCTGGCCCGGGCAGAGCTGGAGGCGTGCAAGCCGCTGCCGCTGAGCATCGAGCGCCTGGATGAACTCTGGGCCTCGCAGCGCAGATTCCACGGCGGCGAGCCGCTGAAGATGGGTCATGTCGAGTTTGCCCGACTGATCGAAGTCGAATATGGAGTCCTGGGCCGCATACCGATGCGCGAGGAAAACGGCGGGCAGATCGACCACAGCCTCATCGCCAGCCGAGAGGTTGTCGCAGACGGCGCCGTGCGCGTCACGCGCCTGAAACTGACCGAAGAGGGCCGCGCCGGGCTCACTTCAAAGGCCACCGGCCCGCTGACGGGCATCACCGGAGGATCGTCATGAGCAAGCGAGACGTGCGCCAGGCGCGCAAATGGCGAGAAGAAGAGAAGCACTACAGGGAACCCGCCGAGAGCGGGATTTTTTATGCCTGAGCCGCCCAGCGCCAGCCCGTGGGATCTGGCCGACCGCGCGTATCAGTCCCATCACGTCAACTGCCCGCACTGCATCGCAGCCGGCATCACTCGCTCCCAGGAGCGGTGCCTGGACGGCGCGGCGCTGTGGCAGGCATATCAACAGGCGGGAGATCCGCCGCAATTCACAGGGCTCCATCAACGGAGATTCAATAATGTCGCAACCAGAAACCATGTACCGCGAAAAGCAGGTCCTGGAGAAGTTCGCCCCAGTGCACCGCGTGACGTGGTGGCGGTGGGTCAAGGCCGGTATAGCTCCCCCGCCCGTGGCCATCGGCCCTAAAGCTACGGCTTGGCGGGAGTCGGACCTGCAGCGCTGGCAGCGGGGTGAGTGGAATCCAAAAAGTTCGCCCAGTCCTGCATGAGCGGGCGCCTACGCTCCAGCGCATCCTTACGCCGATACGCCGCCTCCACACGATTGCCAACAGCGTGTGCGAGCGCGGCTTCCACGATCTCGCGCGGGTACTCCGTATGGTCTCCGGCCCAGTCACGGAAGGTCGAGCGGAACCCGTGCGGAACATATGCGAGGCCCCTACGCCTCATGAGAGCAGTCATCGCCATGTCTGCGAGCTGCCCGCCGCGCGGTGACGGGAACAGCAGATCCGAGCCCGCGAACCGGGGAAGGCTCTCCAGCAGCGCCAGCGCCTGGGCGCTCAGCGGCACCCGGTGCGCGGCGCCAGCCTTCATCCTCTCTGCCGGCACCGACCAGATGCCGGCCTGCAGATCAACTTCCGACCAGGTTGCTCCACGCACTTCGCCGGAGCGAGCGGCTGTCAAGATCAGAAAACGCAGCGCCAGCGCAGACGCCCCGGCAACATCTTCCAGCGCCAGCATGAAGGCCGGCGCCTCTGCAATCGGCATGGCTGGATGGTGCTCCCTGGTTCGCACCTTGTCTGGCGCCGGCAGGATCTTGTCCAGCACCCCGCGCCAGCTGGCCGGGTTGATGCCGCTGCGGCCATCTCGCACAGCCGCATACCCGAGCACGGATTCGATGCGCCCGCGCAGGCGTGTCGCTGTCTCAGTCTTCGAAGTCCAGATCGGGCGCAGCACGCGCAGCACATCATCGATGCCAATCTCTCCCACATCCTTCTCCCCGATATCCGGATAGGCGTAGGCCTTAAGCGTCGCTGTCCACTGCGCCCTGTGCTTCTCATTGCGCCAGCCGTCGCGCTTCGATTCGACGTATTCCTCTGCCGTGTCGCGGAACGTGCGCACCACCTTCGCCAACGGCGCCAACTGCGCCGCGGGCAAAGGGTCAAGGCCCTGGCGGACCATCCTGCTCTTATCCCTCGCTATGTCGCGCGCCTGAGACAAACTCACATCTTCGAATCGACCCAGGCCGATATCCCGGCGCTTCCCATCGACCATAATGCGGTGCACCCAGAGTCTGGAGCCGCTGTCTGTGATCCGAAGATGGAGGCCCGCTGCACCGCCTACCGGGTAGCGGCCAGGCTCGCGCAGCTTGGCGACGGCTGCGGCAGTCAGTTCTTTTGCGAATTTCGGCAT